CGGTAACTTCACGACGGTATTGGTCACCAATTTTAGAAACGCCTTCCGCTTCTAGGATTGGGGACCACTTTTTCAATAATTCTGGACGTGTTGCCATTTTATATTTTCCTTTAAAAGATTTAATAGATTACTTAGATGACCTAAACGCTGTTAAGTATCTTTCCATGCGAGGGTCGATTTGAGCTTTTACGCTCTCGTCTAATTGCTCGACTGGTTCATCAGTTACGACAGTATCAACTTTGGCAGTTTGCTGCTTCTGGCCGAAATAGTTTTCTTTGATAGTTTCAAGCTTTGTTTTAAAAGTTTCAGAGTCTTCAAAAGATAACTCTTCGGCTAAAGCTTTGAACTTTTCAGCGTCTGTATCTGCTAACTGTGAAGAAACTTCATCAATTGCAGAAACTCGTACCATCTGGTTCAACTTGGCGGACAAATCTACGTTAGTAGATAGTTGCTCGTCTAGCTTAGATTTCATGTCAACAATCTCTTGCTGCATATCACCTAAGATGTCAAACTTGTCTTCAGGTACTTCGATATAGTGCTCTTGGAACAAACCCTTCATGCCGCTTACGAAGCTTTCTAGGATTTCATTCTTTAAGCCATTTTCAAGGGCGATTTCATTATCAGTCATCCACTGCTCAACAACGTAGTTGAGATATCCATCAACTTTTTCAACTAACCCATCTTTGATTTCTTCAACTTGTTCAGCAAGTTGAGTTTCAAACTGTTCTTCGAGTTTAGCCATTTCTGACTTAACACGAGTTACCACAGCAGCTTCGAAAATCGTAGCAGCTTTGGTTTTAAATTCTTCGCTAAGTTCTTCGCCGTTAACTAAAGCAGCAACGTCAGCAGAAACGTCAACTGATAACTCAGCGGTTTCTTCTTGGGCTTCTTCAGCAACAACTTCAACTTGCTCTTCCGTAGCGGCTTCTTCAGCTACTACTTCTTCAGTTGCCTCTTCAGCAACAACTTCTTGTGACTCTTCAGCCTGGAGCTTTTCAGACTCTTCCATTAGCTGAGCGATTTTTTGATCAATTGACATGTGTAATCTCCTATTGATTGGATATATCCAATGGTGTTAATATTATTTATTACTTTAAAGAATTCAAGAATTTTTCAAAAGCAACAGCTGATACTTCAGTCAAGTGCTTTGTTGAAGTACTTTTGATTAACTTTCGAGTTTGTTCTATCTGCTTTTCCACGTATTTCCCATCGACATAAACCCATTCGTGACCTTCCATGATACCTCTTACGAAAGCATCAGGCGCTGAAGGATCAGCGACAATATCAGCAGCAGTAGAAAGGACAAAATCGTCTTGTACGACTTGTATTCCATCCCTGTTGGTTTTTAACGAACCGAGCGCTCTGCTAGATACACCAAGATTAGCACCGCCATCTAGTAAGCCACGAGCAATCTGTCCCATAGGAGTTGCAAGTACTTTAGCTTTACCAATCCAATTTGTACCTTCTTTTCTCAAATCTGTGATAATGTGTGACACACGATCTAGATTGATACTTGGTGTATCAGGATGACCTAATTCACCATAAGCACGTTTTTGGTTAACGTAATTTTCCACATAACTCTTAACCGCATTATCCATCGTAGGCTCTGGGTACATACGACCATTACGGTTTTTTAATTCTGATTGAAGAAAAATACCTTCGATGAAGTATTCTTTTTCTTGTCCTAGTTTGTTTTCCGTAATTAAATTTACGGATTCAACTACTTCTCTAATAAGTTTCATGAAATACTCCTATTAGTATGGAATAGTTGTGTACTGCTGAGGATCGGCGGTTGAGTAACCATCATCTTTTCTCAACAATAAGTATACTTGCATATCGCCACTAGTGACAATCTTGATATCTTCCGTCGGAGTAACCGATTCAGAAAATTCAGATCCAGCAAAATTGATAGTGGTTGCGCACTCGCCTTGAACAATTGCAATCGGCACTGCGGAAGTGCCACGCGTGATTGTGGCGTATGCTCCCGCAGCTCCCATCCATGTGATTGATAGAATGCTAACTGATTGTGTTTGATCAATAGTTTCAGCTGCTAATTTGCAATCGGACGCCAACGTAATTGTTTCAGTTACGTCAGTCCCGTTTACTTTAACGGCAACCTTCTTGTCTGTTAGTTTTAAAATGTGTTTTGCCATAGTTATCTTCCAAGTTCTTGTATTACAGCAACAAAGTTGTCTTTAGACTGTTTCATAAAATCTACTAATTTATATTTATCTACATTTAAAGATAGCAATTTTTTGATAGTAGATTCATTGATTGCGACCACAGAATTATCATTTAAGATAAATTCGGTTTTACCGTAAATAGAAGATTTACCTTCTTTAAGTTCTAATACAACCGGATCTAGAGTAAATTCTCCTGCAAGAATTAACTCTTTATATGACTCTACTAATGTATTCGTCAGCTTGATTCCATGGTGTCGCATCGCAGTATTTACGATAGACTCCGTAGTAACAACTTCGGCAGTCTCTAAAACGACTATAGAATCAATGTATGACTTAGCATACAATTTACCTGCACCATTGCTGATGCAGTCTTCTAATATTAGTTCCGAATCGACATATACGTTATTTTCGGATATAGTGATGACATGGCCTTTATATGCTACGTCATCACTTGGTTTTCTCATGGAACTAATGAATTTCATTATTCTGTTTCTTCTGGGGCAATAGCCTCTACAGCTTCGGGTGCCGGATTGAACATACTATTAGCAATGCTCATCTTCATGGCATCTAGGCCGCCTGAAATACGTTCTGACATTGCTGCATCAAACGTAGTTTCGATTGACAGTGAATCTCCGCTAATTAAAGCATCAACTAAATTACGGGTTGTAGACATCTTCACCTCCTAATTGTGTATTATCTGTATTATCTGATTCTGGCTGCTGTTGCTGTTGCCCTTGTTGCATTTCGAGCTGTTGCCTTTGCAGTTCCATTTGCTGTTTGTTATACTCTTCGTTCTCTTCATCCATCTCTTCAATTTCTTCATCAGTTAGTTTCAAGATATTTTTCTTGATCCATGTTGGAGAGTAGTACTTACCGGCAAATTGATCTACGGTCTGAAGTATATTCAATCTAGACTGCGTAATCTCGGACTCTTTAATTTCCGCAAAGTAGTTATCTTTTTGGAAGTCAAAGCGGATATCTTGCGACATATCATCCCATTCTTCTGGGTTGATAATGCCTTTAGCAATCAATTGAACTCTTAGCGCATCTAAAAATATATTAGAGAACTTCTTACGAATTCGTTGAATGAATTTAGTAAACTTTATTTCGTCACGAGTAATTTCTGACGAACGACCTAAGTTAAATCCTTGTTCGCCCTTTAGACGAGAGGCTGGAACATTTAAAGCCTGGAATAGTTTATTCTGGAAGAATTCAATATCTTCGATTTGTCCAAGCGTCTGACCACCCGGCAACGTTGTAATTTCTGTACCCTTGCCGCCTTCACGACGTGGCATCCAGAAGTCTTCCATCATTGATAAGTGTTTACGATCATCTCGTACTTCACCTGTGGTTGCATCATATACAACCTTGTTCTTAAACTTATTCATCAAGTCGTTGACGTATTGTTCCGCCTTCATCTTAGGAAGGTTTCCAACGTCAACGTAGAAAATACGACGCTCAGGCGCACGACTGATACGATAGATGACTAATGCATCTTCCATCATTTTTAATTGATTGACTAATTTAATAGCTTTGTGTAGGTATGATAATGCCATACCTGTATTTTGATCTGTGATTCCAGATGGAACGTAAATTACTGAATCTATTGGTAATTTAACGCCCTTTACATCACCTTCTTGAATGCCTTTATCATTGTAGATATAGTACTCGTCAATAGACTTAACTATCTCCACGCCATTCGCATTCTTTTGTTTCTTAACGTTTTTGATTTTACGAATCTTTCGCGGATCAATATAACGTAGTTCTACAATACCATTCTTGGGATTATTCTCATCAATCAAGATGTGATAATACATTCTACCATCAATATACCAACTTCTAAACATATCATGACCTTTTTGGTCAAACTTTAGAAGCCTCATGACTTGATAGAATTCTTCAGTGATCTTCTTTTTAATTCCAGAAGACACTTTAAGATCATCTAGAACAATCTCAACAGGGATATCATCTTCTTCAGATACAATCGCCTCGTTGGCAATATCATCAATTGCCGAATCGCAATCCGGATACTGCGAAATCTCCCGATAGCGACGAATGATATCGTTTTCTGAACGAATCGTCGCTTCGAGATTAATCATCTGGCCATAATAACCACCAGCGGATGTTACAACGGTAGCGCCGTCATCATGTGCTGGCGCTACAGGTGTAAGTTGGACTTCCGTCTTTTTACGCTGGATTTCAAATCCAAATATATTCATTATATTTTAAACCAATCTAAGTTGCTAATTAACCGATTTCAATGTTAACATTAACGTAACCAGTGGACTCAGTAGTTGTCCAGTAGTTGTATGTGAAGTTGACATCAAATGTTTCGATCTGATTAGTTGTATCAAAGTCCAATGCGATTGGACCAATTTCTGTTGGATACGCATCAACGAATTTATAGGTCTTTAGTGTAGCACCGTTGCGATCTAACTGGTGAACTAATAGATCTACTTGATATGCACCTGGGCTTGTCAAACCGGTAGTATCGGTCAAGCTTTGAACGCCATCGGCCCACTTTTCTAGAGCGTTACGGATACCAAAGTCTGTGTCATTATAGACGGTAACCTGCCATGGAGCAAAGGTACGCTCGCCAGCAATGTTAACAACACGACCGCGGTAATTAATCGGCATATTGTCGATTGTTGAACCAGGCAATGATGCTGATTTACACAAGAATTGGGACGATTGGCCGATAGAAGCACTAACACCAACGTAAGAAGGGAAAGATAGTTCCACTCTAAACTGGTTAGCGCGAGCGCCACCGCCGCCCATTTGTGCCTTAAAATCTGAGATTCTAGCCATTTAAGACTCCTTTGTTTTAACTGTTATATGTATTTATACAAGTAAGCAGGGGTCTCCCCCTGCTTATATTATGCGCCTAATTCGCTGAAGCTTACTGAAGAGCGAGCCGCAACAAAGTTTAGAGTGATGAAGTTGATTGAACGGTTTGGCTTGATGTAGATATCAGCAGCAAATTCGTTACGATCGATAACTTCGCCAGTGTTATTTGTTTCATCACAAACAACCTTGAAGTCAACAACACCACGGCGACCTTGTACATCACGTAGGAACGGTTCAACCAAGTTGCGGAACTGAGCACGAGTAAATGAATCGTTAAATTCAAACAACTGGTACTTAGCAGCGGTAGCAATGGATTTTTCCAATACGATGAACAAGCGACGTACGTTAATACGATCGAATGCTGAAGGTTTAGCTAACATAGTCTTATCTCCGTATAGAACAGTTCCCTGTCCTGGGAAGATAACTACTGGGTTAATACCTTCTGTGTATAGTGCATCACGTTGAGTTTGGTTAGGGTTGTAGCCCAACTTAACAACGTTCTTAATCTGACCGCGGTTGAAACCACCTGGTGAATACCATGGATCGGCAGTAAAGTCAACGCGAGCACATAAGCCAGCAGTATCACCATTCAATGGAACCCAACGGTACTTGTCATTGTATGCATCATACTGGTACTTCCAGCCAGAATCAATAACACCGTATGAAGAGCTAGCGTTAACCGCATTTTTGTATGCAATCGCTGCATTTTCTGGGGTTACGCCGGCTTGAGTAGAGGTGATCCAATGATTACCGCTAGCATTGCGTGGAGAGATGAATACGATACAATCTTTACGAACTTCAGCCAAAGATGTGATTAGATAGTTTGCAACCGTTGTAGAAACATTACCAGCAACAACTAAAGAGATTTCGTAATCGTCTGTGTTAGCAAAAGCTGCATATGCTTCTTGAACTTGACCGTCAGTAGGAGCTGAACCATCAGCACCACCAGCCAAAGCAACACCATCAGTAAATGTAGAATTTAAAACGGCCAATTGGAATCCGCTATCAACTATGATGTCAGAAGAACTTCCCCAATTATATGCATCTCCAACGCTAGTGACAGCTACTGCAGCAGTTTCGGCAATAGTTTCACTAGTAACTGTAATAACGTATGCAGTGATAGCATCGTTAGCTGTAGTTGTGGTAATGCCAGAAATAGTGTGCACACCTTCGTTTGAACCGCCAAAAAGACTTAGTTTGAATTCGACAGCACTATTAGATGCATTGAACTCGTTCATGAAGCTTGAAAGCTCTGCAAACTTAGTACTATCAGAAATAGTAATATTGCCGGCATCATCTGTTGTAGTGGAAGTTACACCAAGAGCTAAAGCTTTTTCCTGAATAGCAGCTGGAGTAGCTAGTGCCCACAAGTAGTTAGACTGGTTATTAACAATATCTTTATAGTAGATATTGGTGCCATCAGATCTCTTAGCATCACTTAGTTTAGAGACATATTCAAACTTCTCTAATACTGCACCGCTTACGCCAGTAAAAGAGCCCTTAGAATTGTCAACAACCAAGATGTGCAATTCGTCTAATGCATTAGCGCCAACGTTTACAGCAGCGTAATCAGAAGTACCTGGAGCGCCAGTAAATTGTTTCTGAACTGTAACTGGCATTGAAGCCCAGTTGTTTGCATCAATCAAGTATACTGTAACACCGTTAGCACGTGTGCCTGGATACTTAGCAGCAAACTCTCCGTTATGCAAATGCGTTTCAGAAAAATTATTTTGGTAGTCATCGATATTTTTGATCTTGACGCCGGTTTTTACAATTCTTGATACTGCAGCAGTTGCAGTAGTACCAGCAGCAGGATCACTGATAGTAATTGCTGGTGGATTAACGTATCCACCACCGGCAGAAGTTAGTTGAATACCGCTAACGCGCCATAGGCCGTTAATTGCATCGTACTCTTCCCACATCAATGTGCCTTCTGCTGTTGAACCGCCGATAAGTGGTTCAGCAAATTCTACTGTTGCAGTTAGAGTTTCAGCAGCAGTGTAACCACTACCTTGCTCTGTGATAGAAATATCCGCTGAAGCTACAGGACCAGACTGTACGCTAGAAGCGTTTAGCAGGCCATCACCGTCAGTACGGTTAACATATAATGTATTCGTGTAGGCTAAGAAATTGCCTGCAGAAAAGAATGATTGATAATTCGCATCAGTAGGCTTTCCTAGTTTTGAAACTAGTTCGTTTTCTGAAGAAATTCTCAATGGTGAATTAACTGGTCCCCATGAAAATGGGCCAGCAAAAGCGCCGGTAGATGAAGAGACCGCTGGTACAATTGAACTAAAGTCTTTCTCGACTACTGCTACGCCTGGGCTAACTAGAAAAGGCATGTTGCAACTCCTTATTATTAAAAATCCAACTCGGATGATTTATTATTTATAATTTCACTGTTTTTATGATGAAAGAAGCTGTCGGATGGAAGCTTCTTCGTCTGTTTCTCGACCATCATTATAAAAACCAAAGGGTGTCAACTGATTCTCAATTGCTGCCATATGATTCTCATAGATCGCTTGCCTTATATTTATATTACTTAAATCTTCAAAGTAATTACTACTAGAAGCCCAAGCAAACAGAACTAAACACATTACTAAGTCATCATGGTAGCCTTCATCGGCTGCATACGATCCTTTAGATTCAATGAAAGTAGAAATTTCAGATATAAGATCAGCGTCATTCACTAGCAGTTTTTTACCCTCTAAGAGACTTTTCAGGTTAAAACAGCCCATTCTTTTTGTTTTCTTGTCGGTATATACACCCAATTGGGTTTTACCTCCACCAAAACCTGCTGAAACGCTCTGACCTTTAGTATCACGCGTAACAAACATTAAATTCTCATATTCCATATCGTTATAAAGAATGTCGGCAACTTGTTCACCAGCATTCAATTCTATTAGAACATAAGCTTGATTATAATCGGTTCCCAACTTATGTATCACGGTAGGAAATAGCATAGGAAGAATATTTTTATTCCTGTACTTAGCAACGGTGCGATATGGAACTTGTGTTATATCTACGACAACAATTGCCGAGAAGTCTCCACCGACTCCCTTGGCAGGATCCACCGCCATAGCGTATACATGACCTTCTTTAGGTTTTTCGTATATATCCAATCCGTCATTGGAAGAAAACTCGGCAGCTGCCGGTGCCATTTGTGCAATAGTGTCCGCGGCAACTAATGTCAAACTAGAACCAAGGAATGTACACAGCACTTCTTGGTTAAACTTAATCTCACCAAGAAGTCTACGCTGTTCTTCTGCCCACTTCTCATCTCTACCTGGAATCTCCCAGTACGGAATAAACAAGTTAACGAATCCGTTCTTGTCCTGTTCAGCATCGGTCCAGAATTTCCAGAAGTGATTATATCCAAGAGGAGTTGAGCTTAATAGAATCTTAGTAGTCTCACCAGCAGAGATTGTAGGATATACTGATGTGAAGAATGATTCGGCAACATTGTTTGGAATAATTGCAGCTTCGTCAACGTATAGTAAGTTAACCGATTTACCACGAATACCAGATGTAGATGTTGCAGCGGTGAATACCTTAGAACCGTTTTCTAATTCAATATCACCCTTGTTCCATGTAGTAACACCCTGCTGTAACCATTTTGGAAGACCTTCGTACATTGTCTGATATCTATCAAGTACTTCCATAGCTGCTGCTTTCTTGTTCGCAAGAATAGCAACGGTCTTATTTGATTGGAATAAAGTGTACCATAGAATGTATGCAGCGGAAGTGGTAGTTTTACCCTGCTGTCGTCCTTCCATGAGAATAACCTTTCGGTTTTCATGGATGACTTTGACCTTGTTAATCTGACATGGGTACAGATTGAACGGTTGTAAACCGTGGTCCAATGTTACAATTTTACAATAAGTCTGAATAAAATAGACGGGATCTTCCGAACACTTCAAATATTCTTCGATTTCATGCTGGGAGAACGGTATTGCTTGACCTGCCCCCTTAAGATTCGAATTACTGTTGTAAACTTTTAATTTATTCAGGTCCATATGGTATAATGTATCTCTAGATACTAATAATTAAAAGTTATTCCAAAGATCACTTGTTACATCACCCGTTGATGAATCACCTGTTGCAGAATAATTGCCTATAGCTGCACCAGTATCCGGATTAGTCATATCAACTACAGTAGTAGTAATAACTTTACCATCCTTAATTGGTCCATACATGTATGCTTTAAGAGTAAAGTTTAACGTATATGTAATGAATCTTCTAGTCTGGAAATCACCTTCATAATCATCTTGTAAGCTAATATTATTTAGAATAACTGGAACATCGACCACCAAATCATTATCGGTAATAGGTTGTAATGATAATGTATATTCTGGTGAAAATGTTGGTAATATTTGTTCTACGATCTGTAGCGCATCTTCTTGAGTTTTACTTATTACATATAATGAAATTTCGAAATTATATGGAACTGGAGAATACATTCTTTGCACTGTATCAGTACCATCGCCACACGAAATATAATTCATACGATTAACCTTGCGAGTTGAATCGTATGTTAAACCGGTCATTTCAAATGAAAGCCGCGGCAAAGATGTATAGACATATGAATCCAAATTCGGATCCTGGTCGATACGCATAATCCATTTTTCCTTAGGAGCGTATGCAATAGGTACTTCCATACCTTGCACTTCAATCCCTTCGTTAGATCGAATAATTTTAATATTACTGAATAGAGCACCAAAAGCTACGATAATCTTTCGCGTGATCTGGTGATAATATATATTGTTACTTAACATTAGACAATTTTCTTAATAGTCACGTTAACATTAGAAATATAACTCACTGCGCCAGCATCAACTTCTGTATCTGAAGCTGTAAACCAAATTTGGTTTGATTCTAGCACAGGACTAGTAAATCTAACAATCGTACTTAGTGTTGCCGTTGATCTATTTACTACATCAAATTCTGTGCCGATTGTGCCCAAATTTGCAGTAGCTCCATCGTCCCCAGCTTTAATAGTAACCGCCATCGTAGACCTAGCATTATTGCCTATTGCGCTAAATACTGCAGTAATTTCATATACGCCGCTCTGGTAAAATCCGTTAAATTTTCCAGTACTATCTGGAGCAGGAATATGTTCTAATGTTGGATTACTTGCCGCAGAAGATACAAAACCCTGTTCATATGTATACGGTCTCCAAGATCCTGAAGCTCCTTGGCCAAGGATAACACTTACGTCAGTTATCTGTGTAAACACATATTTGCCAAAATCTTGGCCTAAATATGCACGATACTGTATGCCATCTGCAAATTGAATTCCGGCAAATTCTGGAACAGAGGTAGTTAACAGCTGTTGATCGAGGACCGGAATATCCGGAGTATTTGTCAAATCGTTATATGATCCGCTGAATAATATTGGCAAATCATCGAGACTATTATATGAGCCATTAAATGCATCAGTAATACCATAACCAGCCAAAGTGGTTGGAAGATTGGTTAGTGAAGAAAATTCACCGTCAAAAAATACAGGACGGTCACTAAGATCATTAAATGAAGTTTGCGGAACATCAGTAAGATCATTATATGATCCGCTAAATAGTTCTGGCGCTCCAATTAGATCTGTATATAAACGACTAAATTGGATCGAATATAATTCGCCAAACATTTCGTTGGTTTTAATAAAGGCGGCTCTGAGTGTATCGCCGTTTCCGTCGTTTGCTGATGCGCCTACTTCAATTACTTGTCTTGCCATGTTAGTCTAAGTCCACTGTGAATAGATCCGAATCTACTAAAATTGATGTTGAGTCTGCTGTTTCAGAGTACCGTACTTTTGCAGTTTCAATAACATCACCGAATGGGTTTGTCGTGTCGAAGATAATATCTGCAGCTTCTTGTCTGTACAAGTTATTATCGGCAACACGATCTTGATCATCAATGAATGTCTGTTTCTCTACATCGAATGATTGTAGAGATTCAAACGCATCGATCTCCTCAATGCCAGTTGCAATTTTCTCTGATGCATACTGGAAGAGTTCAACTTCAAGTCTGTATACATACAATTTTCCAAGTTGATAAAACGGATCCTGATGCTCTACAAACTTGATTTCAAATAGACCGTCAGTTAGAGGGAAATATAATAAATCTCCTTCTGCCGGTCTACCTGGCAAAACTGTCTGACCATACTGTCCAACAAATCTTTGCCATGTTCTTTTAGGGACAGTCAGTGTTGCAGACTGCTCCATCATTAAACCGAATTTACTTACAAAGGCACCTTGTCCTTCAAAGCCAGTATTCGATTCTAAATACATCTCTACAGGATACGCATGTCTAAATTCAGACAAACGATCTTCACCGAGAATATTGTCTTTACCGACAAGTGTCCTTGGTATATAGAAAAAGTCTTGTCCCCAAATTCTAACAGCTTCAATAATTAGATCTTCTAATAAAAGCTGTTCTCTTTTGGTTCCATGTGAAAAATATACGCTACGCATTACTTATCCCAAGAAAAATTCCAATGGAGCAGATTTTGAGATTAGCGTATCTTCTAATTCTTTAATTTCTTCTATGGCTTCTGCATAGAGTTTATCTCCATCCATCGTAACGCCGCCTGGAAGTTGCAATCCACTAAATTTCTTTATGTTAACTGCCCACTGTTTCTTAATAAGCGCTGTGGTATAGTGCTTTAACCATGGATCACCATAAACTGCAGGATAAGTCGCCGGATCAAGAGCTCTATAACTCTCAACTAGAACGTATGAATCGACGGGAATATTGTCTCCCCATGATTCGTCGATATACAATCTTCCAGTGTGTCTATTAAATCGGTACAACTGTGAACCGTTCAATGTATGATCTAGTAACGCCAAATGACCCATAACCTGTTTATAGTATATAACTGAAACAGAGGTTAAATCATACAAATCATTTAAGCGAAGTTGGTACTGTAAATCGAATATTGACTTTGATGTACCTGTTCCAGCGGCAATTGGAAATACCTTGGTAACGCCGTAAACATAATCAGGAATAGGAATAGACCGAGCATCAACATCGTCTTGAGTTACCTGATGCTTTAGATACATTTTCTCAATGCCATCGTAATGATACATTCTCCAATGTTCTATGGCTTCGTCAACGCGGTCTTCCACTTGAGCGTCATCAATGTTGATTTCAACTACAGGTTCGCCGAGCGCTCTTAAGCAATAATCGATTAATCCATCTCGTGTTGTTACTGCCATTTGAATTCCCTATTGTTCTTATCTTCTATTTATACGTTTCTATTTTAACCAGCTTGGAAGATATATGCTTTACCAGATTAGCCGCCGACAAAGATATAAGCAGCACCAGCATCACCAGTGCCATCGGGGTCTTCATATTTTGCACCAACAATTACAGTATCGCCAGATATTGCAACTGATGTACCGAATTCATCACTTGATGCTCTATCCGATGCTAGAATCTTGATTTGCTGTGTCCATGTAGTGCCATCTCTGGTAAAGATATATGCTGAGCCAGCACTAGTAAGACCGGCAGGGTCTTCAACCGGCGCAGAAACAATTACCGTATCAGCCTCTATTGCAACAGAGTACCCAAATAGATCGACTGCTTCTGGATCAGACGCCTGAATCTTAGCTTGTTGTGTCCATGTGGTTCCTGATCTGGTAAATACATATGCTGAGCCGGCAGCATTAGCACCTGTGTCTTCACCCCAAGCACCAACAATTACCGTATCGCCATCTATTGCTACTGAGTGACCGAACTTATCCTCTGCCTGTATATCGGATGATAAAATCTTAGCTTGTTGTGTCCATGTAGTGCCTGATCTGGCAAATATATATGCAGCGCCAGTTTCTGCATTTTTTCCGAAAGCACCAACAATTACTGTATCGCCGTCTATTGCTGCTGAGCTACCAAAGTAAGCGCTTGTTGATCGATCCGATGCCTGAATCTTTGCTTGTTGTGTCCATGTAGTGCCTGATCTGGTGAAGATATATGCAGCGCCAGTATTAGTAGCACCAGTGTCTTCACCCATTGCACTAGCAACTATTGTATCTCCATCTATTGCTACTGAGTAACCAAACCAATCATCTTGTTGTATATCAGTTGATATAAGTTTAGCTTGTTGTGTCCATGTAGTACCAGATCTGGTAAATACATATGCAGCGCCACGGTCGTTAGCACGATAGCCACCAGCAACTAATGTATCGCCCGATATTGCTACTGAGAAACCAACCCATACATTTTGAATCCCTCCGATATCAGTTGCTGCTAACTTTGCTTGTTGTGTCCATGTAGTACCAGATCTGGTAAATACATATACAGCACCAGCATTAGTACCAGTGGAGTCTTCCTGATAAGCACCAACAGCTACCGTATCACCATCTATTGATACTGAGTAGCCAAAGTAATCATTTCCTTCTTTATCAGACGCTTGTATCTTGGCTTGTTGTGTAGTTAATGTCCAATCTGATCCAAATGTTAATGTAAACGAACTCACTGAAGTATCAATATTAACACCGTCTGATGCTGTGAATGCCAGATCAAATGTTGCTGGCGCTGTTCCAGGAGTAATTGTGAATACATTATCCACATTAGTAACTGTAATATCTTCTAACGATCCGCTGGTAACTTGATATCCCCAGATAATTGGTGTTCCTTCAGGGTCTGTCGCCTGAAGTGTAATAACAGTTGGAGTACCATCAGAGTTCAATGCATAAGTTGCATCAGCACCAGCGGTAATAGTAGGTGCTGTGTTGATAGTAGCGATCTCAAACCAACCACTGCCAGTAAAGATAAACAACTTGTTACCGTCTTGAACAAATGCCTTTGAACCAGCTGCAACATCTGTCAAAGGAAGACTCTGCACATCAACATATCCTTGAGTTGTCAGTGCATTATCTTCTGGTGCATCCGGAGTTGCAACTGACCAAGAATTGGATGCAGATGAATATTTAAATGTACGCCCGAACTCTGTATGAAGATCGTCGTTAGATGGTGATGTTGGAAATGCCATTTTATGTTCTTTCTTCTATATTAACCAGCTTTGAAGATATCGACTCTACCCATATCTGATCCTGGACGAGTTAGTCCAGCATAAGCGTAAAATCCTGAGATTGCTACAGTGACTCCGAACCCTTCATTTGCGTTTCCAGTTGGATTGCCTGTATAAAACAATAGATTACCTGTTGATACTTCAAAAATCCAAATCGCCCCGACATTTTGAGTTCCATTTGAAGCCCTTTCATTGGAACCTACGATCATATATTCTCCTGATATGTCAATTGATCTTCCAAAATAATCTGCGAAATATGTCGGTTCAATTAAATTCGGATCTTTTATAGAATATACTAGTGATCCTGTATTAGAATTATACACATACACATATCCACAATTATCATCGTATAACCCATCATCTTCATTTGTAGCCGCAACAGCAATATATCCATCCGATATTGCAACTGTGTTGCCAAAGTAATCATACCTAAAACTCTCTCCGGAGTTCTGAGGGCTCGGATTATTCAATGTCCAAATTAACGCCCCTGATGAAGCGTTAAAAACATATACTTTACCTTGATCAAACGCAGTTGTTGAACTGTCTTCATTAGGAGTTCCCACAACAATTTTAGATCCGTCAGTTGCAATTTTTTTGCCAAACTGATCGGCTACCTGACTCCCCGCATATGCATTAGGATTTTCAATCGTATACTGAATCGTCCCTGTAGAAGCGCTATAGACATATGCCCGACCTCTTGATCCGTTATAGTCCGGTTGACCAATAACTACTACATCGCCTGCAAGAGCTACAGACCACCCGAAGCTGGTTCCGGATGCTGGATTTTCTATTGTATGAGCTAAAGTAGTATCGGTCCAATCACCAGAAACTGTTTTGAAAATAAACACTCTACCTGCATTTGTTACGCCAGCTTTATCATCTCTTGGACTCCCGACAACAAGACAGTTGCCGTCCAAAGAAATAACTTCTCCAAACCAATCATTATATGTTCCATCATAGGGACTTGGATTTGGTATAGAGCTTATGAGAGCGCCGGTTGAAGCACTAATAATGTGAACTGCTCCGGAGTCGTATCCTGTACTAAGTCGCTCTCTATATGCACTTACAGCCAGATAATCTCCTGAGATTGATAATGCCGATCCAAAATTATAACTTGTTGGATTCTCATACGATTCCACTGTGTATGGACCTACAGAAGCAAGAAAACTAGCAGCAGTCCAATCTGGAACAAACGATAACGAGAATGTGCTTACTGAAGTATCAACATTGACTCCGTCAGATGCGGTAAATGTTAAACTAAACGATCCAGCATCTGCTGAGTTAGTACTGGGAGTAATGGTAAATACATTATCTACATTCGTAACTGTAGTACCACCGAGCGAACCACTGCTAACAGTATAACTCCACGTCAATGGAACGCCTTCAGGGTCATTTGCAGTTAGAGTAATAACAGTTGGTGTACCATCGGTGTTTAACGTATATGACGCTTGACCTCCAGCAGTAATAGTAGGATTAGTATTAACCAATGCAATCTCAAACCATCCAGTGCCGTTCCAGACATACAATCTATTAGATTCCTGAACATATGACATTGCACCAATCTCGTTTCCTGACATAGGTAAGTCGACTGCTTGTGTCACAGAAGAAGTTGTGGGCGCAGCTTCTTGGATTGGAGCGACAGTAGGACTACTGACAATATCCCATGCCCCTTTGTTGGCTTTGTATCTAAATCTTCTGCCGAATCGTTCGATAATATCGTTATCGTTTGGATTTATTGGAAATGCCATTGTTTATTCTTTCTTTATTAACCAGCTTTGAAGATGTATGCTTTACCAGAACCAATACCACCAGCTTCATCTTCACCAAAAGCACCAACAATAGCGTAATTGCCATCTATTGATATAGTGTCACGGCCAAAAAAATCAGACAAACTTGTATTGTAAGCATTGGGGTTATCTAATGTTTTTACTAATGCACCAGTCGTCACATCAAAGATATATGCTTTACCTGAACCAGTACCATTAGCGTCATCTTCCATATAAGCTCCAAGAATAGCATAATTACCTGATATTGATACTGAATGTCCAAAACGATCATCATCACTTGTATCATAAGCATTCGGATTATCTAATGTATGAACCAATGCTCCAGTAGTGACATTGAAAATATATGCTTTACCTGAAGTGTTTCCGCCAGCATCATCTTCTGCATAAGTACCAACAATTGCGTAATTACCAGATATTGCTACTGATGAGCCAAAGTAATCATTCTGACTTGTGCCATATGCAGTTGGATTATCTAATGTATGAACTAATGCTCCAGTTGTGACATCGAAGATATATGCTTTTCCCGCACGTATGCCGCCAGTATCAGCTTCAACATAAGCACCAACGATTGCGTAATTGCCATCTATTGCTACTGCGAAACCAAATTGATCATTAGCACTTGTACTATAAGCATTCGGATTATCTAATGTATGAAGCAGCGCACCTGTAGTGACGTTAAAGATATATGCTTTACCTGAACTACCACCACCAGCATCATCTTCAGTATGAGCACCAACGATTGCATAGCTATCTGATATCGCTAATGCGTAACCAAATTGATCAGTAGCGCTTGTATCATAAGGATTAGGATTATCTAGCGTATGAACTAATGCACCTGTAGTAACGTTAAAGATATATGCTTTACCTGAACTAGTACCACCAGCATCATCTTCAGAATAAGTACCTACAATTGCGTAATTACCAGATATCGCTACTCTGGAACCAAATTGATCACCAGCACTTGTGCCATAAGCATTCGGATTATCTAGCGTATGAACTAATGCACCTGTAGTAACGTTAAAGATATATGCTTTACCTGAAGTACTAGCACTAGCATCATCTTCGGATGCTGCACCAACGATTGCATAGTTACCATCTATTGCAATGGATCGACCAAAATCATCACCAGCACTTGTGCCATAAGCATTCGGATTGTCTAATGTGTGCAGAAGGGTTGCAGTAGTCCAATCTGGACCAAATGCCAATGTAAACTCTGCAACATCCGTATCTGATGCAGCGCCGTCAGATGCAACAAATCTCAACTGAAATACACCAGCGTCACTAATATTTGTACTAGGAGTAATTGTAAATACCGATCCGACATTGGTGACCGTTGTACTTCCCAACGATCCACTAACAACTTCATATGACCAAGTGATTGCGTGACCATCGGCATCGGTTGCAGCTAATGTGATAACAGTAGGTGTTCCATCACTAGCCAATGTATAAGTCGCACTAGGACCAGTACCGATTACTGGTGCAGTATTACTCATTGTAAACTGACTAGACGTGACAATTGTATTTGAACCATCAGTCGCTTTAAACGTCAGACCAAAGGAACCAATATCACTCGCTCTTGTGCTTGGTGTGATTGTAAAAACATTATCTGCTTGTGTTACTGTAGCAGTTCTACCAAGAGATCCTGTAGTAACTTCGTATGACCATGTAGGAGAAGTCAATCCACTTTGACTCAATGTAATAACAGTTGGAGTTCCGTCAGTAGCTAAAGTATAAGAACTGTTTGCACCAGAGATAGATGAAGATGCTCCTGCAATAGTTGCGATATTATACCATCCTGTACCACTCCATAGATACAGTCGATTTGTTTCTACGACGAATGCCATTGCACCAGCAGTATTGCCGGACAATGGTAATTCTACGGCGGTTTGATATGTGGTTGTATTACTTGCAGATACGGCTTGTTCAGCAGTGCGAACTTCTGCTACTGATGCAAGTGTTGATATTGGGGTCCACGATTCAGTGGTTTCGGAATATATGAATCTACGACCAAACTTCTTATGAGTTTGTCCAGTTCGTGCACTCCGTGGAAAATTTGCCATTGGGTATCTCCGATTATAGCGCTAAAAAATAACACTATGATTTTACTCTATAGTGTTATTTATACCTAGTTTGGTCTAAGATTAAAGTTCAGATCACTCTGCGTTTTCAAAACCAAGTGCATCTGTTGGCGGTGTGAAGTTAGCGGTATATCTTGCAACACCCTGCGTCCATCTAAAGTCTTCGACATATCCTCGGAAACTAGAAGTACTGGTAGCTGCATAGTATCCAATTGTTACATCTGCCGAGCTGTGTCCACCAGTTTCTGAAACCGAGCCAGCGTTAACACCGTTAATCCATAGTGTAGTGTTTGTGCCATCATACGTCATTGCCACGTGATGCCAAGCGTTAAGCGCACATGTCTCTGAGGCAGTTATCCGTATACCCACACCTTGTTTATCAACTTCAATCTTAGTGGCGGATCCATCCCATTTTAAATTAAAAAAGTTTCCAGAGTTACGTCCAAGAATATATTGCCTGTTATAGTTATAATCCGGATAAAACCAAAATTCAACAGTATAAGGAAAAGTTTGATTTAACCACTGACCAGTTTCCCATGGAATGACTAGTCTGTCACCATTTCCATCAAAATATATTGCTGTGTCATTATACTTTGTCTGTGTTGTTGATGTAGTAATATCGCCAACCATTTGAAAGTGTTGCTTAGTCATCTCATCATAAATACCAGCATTGCTCATGTTTAATAGCAACTCTGTGCCGGAAACAGCGGTCAATAATTGTGTTGGAGGAGTAAAGTCTGATGTGTACAGTGCTGTACCTGCAACATATCTAACATTTGAGATATAACCGTCCATGATGTAAGCGGTAGATCCCTTTCGTCCTATCTCGAGATAGCTTAAGCTCCCTGTTTGTAAAACAGTAGAGCTAGTCAATAACAACGTTCCATCTATAAACGCTCTGGTTGTACCACCAGAATCTCTAGAGACAGCTATATGCACCCAGCTGTTTTTCGGAGCTATCCACGAGGCGGATATATTGGTTGAACCGTCACCAATATAAAATGTACTGGTACTCCATTGAATATAATATTTTATATTTGCCGCTCCAATTAAAGCTCTGCTGCCTGAACTATTAATCCAAACCCATCCCTCAATAGTATATGTTGTGGCACCAAGATTGCTCACTGGTGTAATATCTGCGGTGAGATAATCGCCACTACCATCAAAGGATGCTGATCCGCCATGAACGGTTGGATCATATTGATCAGATGGAACATATGGTGATACAGAGATAGTACCACACTGACCATATGAAGTTATAGTGTGATTATTAGTTGAATTATCAATGAATCGATTGTTTTGACAGGTCAGTAGGCTAGTGTTGGTGATGGCAGTGAGGGGCTCGGTAGCCGGGGTAAATGCTGATGTATAGACAGCTACACCTTTAACAATTCTTAAATCAGAAATCCAACCATTCCACAAATTACCGGTATCACCTGATGTGCCAATCTTTAAATCTTTTGGCGAACCATTGTAATAGACAATAGTACCAGTTTCACTTTGAGCACCACCGGAATCAGCAACCCCATTAATGTAAAAATAAATGTTATTATTATTTCTAACTACAGCAACGTGAGTCCATTCATTTTCTGGTACTGTATCAGTAGAAGTCTTGTTTACGGACGCTGTTGTCCGGTATGATAACTGAAGTTTATTTGCATTTGTTAATCTAAAAATAAATGCGCCGCCAATCTGCCAGTTGTTAACAATTCCTTGCTCTGTACCAGAATCTGTGGGATATATCCACGCTTCGATCGTAAAATCCCCATCATCAAAAACAAAATCATTTGAGGCTGGAATAGTTAAATAATCTCCACTACCATCAAAACTAGCGGCCCATCCAGAAGGTGAGTAAGGACTTGATGATATTTGATATACATCGCCATAGCGTGTTATAGTATGTCCATTAGTAGACTCATCAACAAACGTGTGGTTATTTAGTACTGATGTGGATTTTAACAAGATATAATTGTTGTTATAGTATTGATCAGCTGCGCCAAACGCTAATTTAAACGAACTGACCGCTGTCGCCAGATTAACACCATCAGAAGCAGTGAATGTAATACTAAATTCACCAACATCATCTTTATCAGTACTAGGAGTAATAGTGAATACGTTACCTTCTTGCTGAACTGTAGCAGTACTTCCCAATGCGCCTGAGGTAACAGTATAACTCCATGTGATAGGAAGTTCTTCCGGATCCTGTGCTTCTAGTGTTAATACGATCGGTGTGCCATCGGTTGCGAATGCATAACTTCCATCCGGACCAACTATAATTGACGGATTGGTATTAACAAGTGCAACGTTAAACCATCCTGCGCCGGTGTAAATATACAATCTGGAAGTATCTGTGACATACGCCATTTGACCAGCGACATTACCAGTCAACGGCAATTCACTTTGATACACAGAGAGTAGATTTATTTCGTCTGGTACAAATTTAGTTCCAGACCAGACCAAAGTTTCTCCGGCTGCTGGAGGCGTTGTAGTAACGTCAACGTCGGACAATTCGGTTAATTGAATTCCGCTCTTTTTAACTTTCCACATCGATAGAGCTGCTTCATACTCATACGTTCTACCATATCTGATATATGTATCGCCGTCACTTGGATTGCTTGGAAATGCCATTTTATGTTCTTTCTATTTTAATTAGCTTTGAAGAAATACACTCCGCCAGAGTTATTATATCCAGTTCTATTTTCGCCAGTGTTGACTATGACAATGTGTTTTCCATCTGCACTAATATTACCCCAGTTAGTAGTTTGGGATCCTTGCAGACCAGTGAAAGTAAAAGATGCAGCACCTTCAAGTTCACTTATATTCCAGCTTCCATTGGAAAACGTTAAAACTTTGGGAGACGTATTAGGAGAATTACTAAATTCTAATAAAAAATTTCCAGGTCCCACATTGCCGGAGAATTTAAATCTAGCCGGGTCAAAGGAGAGGTCATTTAACTCAGTACCTGTGACGCTCCAATTCAGGGCAGAATCTCTTTTATAGCCACTGATTCCACCGCTACTATTATTCCTATATACTACGTATTGTCCATCAGGAGAAACTGCATTCGCCAAACCAAAGTTACCGTATGTTCCTGATGCTGATATATTAACAACTAATTGATAAGTGGTTCCGTTCCATTCATATATATGGAATTTCCTTTGCCCACTAAGTACATCCTGGATCTGACACGAAATTACATCTAGATTAGAAGAGCCTGCTGGAATCTGCGAATACTCGTATGTACCATAGGTATATGAACTTGTATCACCTCTTAAAACCCAGTTTGATCCAGACTTCTGATATACTATCATATGTCTAGGATCATAAAGACAACCAACCAGTATACGGGTTCCGTCTTGACTTAGTTGAACATATTCTCCAAAATAAGATGAGAATGCACCATAATTTACCGTGTTCTGCAAACTCCAGTTAGATCCGGACCCAGACCAGATTTCAAACGATCCATAATTACCGCCTGGGCGATCATCGCCTCCACGAGAAACAGCTATAGTAGTTCCATCGCCGGATATAGAAACATTCATAGCATATCTATCGCTAATATTAGATCCTGTATATGCTAATGTCCATGTTGATCCGTTTCGTGTATAAACTCGAAACGTTGCCAGAGAGTCGGCAGATGATCCTACGACGGCGACAGTTCCGTCATCATTTATTGCCGCTGTTGTAAGATTAGCATTTGTAACGTTCGTTGTTAGGACCGACTGTAAGGTTCCACCTGAAGTCCAACTTGGAACGAATGACAGAGTAAATGAACTAGCTGATGTCTGAGCTAGATTGATACCATCTGACGCCGTGAACGTTAGATCAAATGTTGCTGCAACTGTTCCAGGAGTAATTGTGAATTCAGAACCATCATTAGTAACGGTAGTATCTTCTAACGAACCAGATGTAACAGAATATGTCCATGCGATAGGAACTTCTTCCGGATCAACTGCAGCCAATGTAATCACTGTAGGAGTACCATCGTTATTCAGTTCATACGTTGCATTTGGTCCAACCGTGATTGATGGAGATGTATTAATTAATGCTACTGAAAACCAGCCTGCACCATTCCAAATATATACACGATTATTTTCAGAAACTACTGCTATATTTCCTGCTATGTTTCCTGACAGGGGAAGTTCTGCAATAGTTGGATATATCTTTGGGAGATTAACAGTGGACTTGGTAAACAATGTACCATCGCTGACTAATATATCTCCCACATCAGGGGTTTCGAATTGATCCATGCCAATGATGTCAGATGTCTTCGGAGCGATAGAGACCGGATGCCATGCACTTTTCAATGAAGAATACTCATAAGTTCTACCGAATGTAGTATAGGTATCTCCATTTTCTGGATTAAGTGGGAATGGTGATGACATCTGTATTAGATCCAATTAGACATTAATTGAGACAAAGCTAAATCATGAACTTCTGCAAGGGTCTCTAGAGAAATCTCTGCAGAAACGTTATTGGCAAGTTTCCAATTGACCATGGCGTTTGTATAACAAGCGGCATATGCACTAGGACCAGTCGATCCACTAGAACGAGCCTTTGTATATTTAGCTGCTGCATTTGTTAGATAATATCCCATCCTGGTGATACTTTCTTCATTAGCATCAAATACCATATCATTCGCCGCAACAGTAGACGTATGAATCTTTTCGGCACGTTTAGCTTTACTTCCCTGTAAAGGCAGTTTCTCGTTAACGAATACCGAATTGATCTTATATACTTGAGGTTCTACTAACTTAGGTTCTTTTTGTAACATAGAATATCTCTTTTAAAGTTCTGTGAATAGATCTAGTCTAATTGTCGAGATCTCTGTGGAAGGACCAGCACCATCAACCTGAATCTGGAGCGCTCTAGAATCGAGTTCGATCGGATCAGACGACCAAGTAATATCAGCGTCACCGGCATTGAGTGATACTAGCGTCGGTGTTAATGTCACTGGAATAGTTCTCTCCTTGACATGAATAGATGTCGGCGCTACTGTTTGTGCGGCAAAAGTGATCTCATACTTTTGTAAAGTTTCTGCACGAATCTGGTATTCGTATAATGCACCAGCTATTGTGAGAACGAAGAATTTAGTTCCATCATCAGATAGATACGCATCAGTTATAACTGCATCCGGATCTCCATCTAGAGTAATTCCTGCTGGGAACGATGTCCCGAGTAACACAGATGGATCATCTTTAACCACCTTCATCGAACCAGTACCAAATCCGTCAGAAGTACCTCCAGATCCACAGAAGATTATGATACTCTTATCCGAGTTAAACCTTTCAAATGCTCCTCGATATGAGGCAGTAGTAACGTCAGCAGTTTCATTTCTGGTAAAATTAAAGTTTGCACTTGATGCAGTCCAATCACCTGTTAGCGAAGTGACGTCCCAAGCAGAAATACTAAGAGCGACTCTATTTGCTAAGTTAGAGCTAGACGTACTTGTTGTAAGGAATAATATAACTAATGAGGTACCTCCTTGATCGATATATATATCAACGTTACGTAAGGAACTATAGGTTGAGTTAGTAATATCAGGCGAGGCCCAAGTACTACTAATAGTATATGGATCCCATGGAACCATTAACTCCGATTGAGTAATTCGAATGTCAACAACGCCAATGGAAAAGAACGTGAACATTCGTGTACCATCGTCTGAAAATTGAATTCCTAGAAATTTCTCATAAGTTTGACGCATGTCAATATAGACACTAGCGAATCCAAACTGAGTGGGAGGTATAACTCCCCTAGCATCTGGAGACATTGTGGTAGTATCCCAAGGAATTTCTAAATTATAACAAGCTATTCCATGCTTGTATAGTTCACCAGAAGATTCGGAATTAAATGCAACGAACAGTTTCTTTCCATCAGGAGAGAACGTCATTTTTGGAGAAGGTCCTTGATGAACATCCAGAGTGGTCGGATCTCCTCCATAGCCTACATTAGCGATATTTAATAATTTATTACCATCTGTCACATCAAGGCTTATATAAGGAAGACCATCTAGAGTTTCAGTAACTCCAGTCAAAACAACTTCGTCCGATCCATTTAAGATTATAGTATCACCGACTTCTAATTTATTAGACTCTATGTGACCAACGACTGCGGAACTAGTGGTGACTGTACTATTCTCCAACCATAATTGTTCGGTGATAGAAGATACTCTTGATGCATCGTTAGCAAAGGAAATATTCGCTTTCAGATCATTGATTAAAATAACTTCTGAGGGAACTTCGGTTAGTCCCGCAGTTGATATATCAATTCTAGTTGGAATGTTTAGTCTAGTATAAACGTCTACCAACCTATTATAAGAATTAGCAACACCACCCATCAATGTCGTATGACGCAGGTCTTCTGAAAATATTGCTCTAGAATAACCGTTATTGCTAGTAGACCCAAGTAACCCACCAAAAGTGCTGGTAGATAGTATGGTTTCTGATGGGCTGGTTACATCGAATGGTGGTGAAAACGTTATTAACTTAATATATGGACCAGCGGCAACGTCATCATAATAAGTCATCATATATTTACCATTCGGCGTAATATGTGCGTATGTATAAGTAGTTTGATTACTAACTAACGATACTGTTCCGTAGTCAACGATGGACATGGAAGTGACTTCAAATGGAGTTTGCATAGTATACTTACTATATCCACCGTTAGGCTCAAAAAGCATCATTGTTAGCCCATCTTCACTAATAGCCCCAGTAGTCCATTCTGAAAATGTAAAACCACTGTTCCATGTATGAGTTACTAAATTATATGCAGTACTAATATCATAACGTGTAGATAAAGTATATCGATGCATCCGATAAAGAGTAGTTCCCATGAAAATATATCTACCATTATCTGCAAAAAACCAACCATGATTATTGGTCCCTTGATCTAGTGCAGATAAATTGACTCCTGATGAAGTCATAGTAGTAACATCAAATGGAGTACTCAAATTATATTGAATAAGACCAGTGCCGGTTGCGTTCGACCATAACTTAGTACCATCATTACTAAATATTCTCTGACCTGGATAATTAAAATTAATTGCCTGTTCGCCAGTGACAGTCCAATATGTATTGTCATCTATTTGTCTAGTAATTTCAATTCCACCGGTAGGATTATTTTTAGCAACCGACTCTGCGGTAACTTCATGATATTCGCCGTCACTTAACTTAACTAAGAGTTTATCACCAGGCTGTACGTCAAGGTTTTGATATGAAACTAACTCAGTCGCAGATGATTCTGAATCTAGAATAATTCTAGGATGTCTAGCTTCAATTTGCGGAGATGCTAATGCCCAATTTCCTTCACCGACTTCCTGTGAATATATTTTACTTGTCCATTTTGAATTTCTAGAAAGTGCTCTCATATTAGAATTCCCAATCAATAGAAGAAGAGTCGGTTCCAAATACGCCTATGATAATAGCAGTATCTGCTTGAAGATTTATAACTACGTCTGATACTAAAATATCATACTGAGCGGTTGAAGATATACCAGCTCCAGGTAGTGTTGCATATATGTATATAGAATGCGTTATGTCGGCATTATCAGCTGCAGGAAGAGTCCATGAAATAGAATCTTCTGTTCTGACAAACGTACCTCCTGTGACAGATACATAATATGTAGCCAAAGGATCATAGTTTGAAATGGTGATCGTTGTGGTTTCCAATTCGTTTATAGTAGAAACCTCTCCGGACAATACCGGAGTGTCTACTGCCACTATAGCTGGAATCGGTCCATTTGGTCTACGAAACCAAATTCCATTAGCGGCAGACCACTCAAAGGTCTTACCGCTATACGTAAATGTATCCCCATCAGTTGGGGAAGATGGAAAGTTAATTGATGCCATCTTTATTTCCCCTTTTAAGCCTGTGACTCAGACCAAGTAATTCTAGCACTGGTTGAGAATGGGTTACTGGATTTAATACCACCAGTATCCACAACTTT